ACCTTAACCCGAGCGAGGTCTAACCATGTCTGACGAAGAAGTTCTGGACGAAATCCCCGAGAACGACTCCCCCGAGCAGGAAGCCCCAGAGACTGAAGCTCAGTCGGAGGTGGCCGATGCGCCAGTGCAGGAGCAGGCACCAGCTGCCCCGCAGCCCACGGTCTGGGATGCTTTTAAGTCTCTGCCTGACTTCAAGGGGGCGGACGAGAGAGCTATTGCACAGCGGCTCTATCAGTCTCTCGAACGAGAGAAGCAAAGCACACACGCTCTCGCCCAGTACCAGCAAATCCTTCCCTACGCCCAAGAGTACCTCCAGCACCGACCCGAGTTCGACAAGTGGCGAGCGGCCCAGCAGCAGGCAACCGTAGCCCCGCCGACTGCGGCCCCGGCCCCGAAGGAGAACCCCTTCTGGAATCCGCCGCAGCTGCGTGACGCCTACAAGCGTTACATCGTCAAGGACGAGAACGGCCGCGACACGATCAGCCCCGACGCTCCGCTCGACGCGAAGCACGCGATCACCGAGTTCTTTCAGTACAAGCAGGACTTCGCTGATCGCTTCCTGTCGAACCCGGAAGAGGCACTCGCCCCCCTTCTTTCCAAGTACGCATCCGAGCAGGCACAGCAGATTGTGCAGGAGCGTTTGGAGGAGGCTGGACGCCAGCAGTATGTCCAGACTCTGGAGCAGTCCAACAAAGATTGGCTGTACGACAAAAACGGAAATGTATCAAAAGAGGGCGAGGCTGCCAGAACCTATATCGAACAGGCAAAGGCCATGGGCATCTCCACACCGGAGGCCCGATGGGACTTCGCCTTGAAGATGGTCGAGCGTGACCTTCTTCAGCAGGTTCAACAGGCTCAGGTGGTGCAAGCACAACGTCAGGCGTTCCAACAGCAACTGTCCGCCGCCCCGCAGGGTGTGATCCCGACTGCTCCGCAGCCGACACCACAGCCGCAGCAGAGTCAGGCAGAAGCGAACATGGAATACCTGCGACGTGCTGCATCGCGGACAGCAAACCGTGCAGGTGTGACAACGAATAGCCCCGAAGCAGGACGCAAGGGGATGAGTTTTGCGGAGCACCTTCGCTCCACGCTTTCGGAAGACGGGCTGATCGGTTAACGACAGCCACAACACGAAAAGGATAAGCACATGGCGAGCGCGACTGATTGGGCAAGGGCGATTGGCACAACGCTGACAAACCACCTGCGCCAAGAAGAAATTGCGGTGCTTCGCAAGTTCCGCATCTTCGCCTCGCTCGAAGGTTCCGGCAACGTGCTCACCAATCAGTCGGGTCGCGGCTTTTCGTGGGAAGTTCGCTTCCGCAATCAGCCCGTGTCGGGCAACAACGGCGAGACTCCTCGGGTCTACTCGCGCCAGAACCTGTGGAAGACGGCGAAGCTCGATTGGCGTGGGTATCAATGCACCGACGCGATTCTGCGCCGGGAGATGCTGGAGAACCGCGGCCAGCAGGCGCTGATCAACGTCGCAGGCAAGATGGCCTCGCGTCTTCAGGAGTCGGTCGAGCAGCACCTCGCCCGCGAGGTCTACGTTGACGGCGATGCGCCGGGCAACGAGCTTCGATTCCAAGGGCTCGACTCCATGTTCGCGTATGACGGCACCGTCAACGTGGACACGGGTGCGAAGCGTGCCTACAACGCTGCCGATCCGTTCTGCTGGGCGAAGGACAGCTACGCCGGTCTGAGCACCGAACTCGGTGCCGAGGCTGGCTCGCAGCTGGAGAAGGGCAGCTGGCCCAACGTCGCGTGCGACCCGGAGTATGACTACTACACCCCGGTGATCTGCGCGTACAACAGCACCTTCTTCAAGGGTGCGACTCCGACGTGGAAGGATCAGTGCGTCGAGGCGGTGCGTGAGGCGATTCACCAAACGAAAAGAAATGATTCCAAGGAATCGGCCGTCGATCTCGTGATCGTGGATCGGCGCATGTACATCGACTACATGAACCGCCTCGACTCGAAGGAACGCACGCTCGTCACCCGCACGAACGGCCTGAAGTCCTACGGCTTCAGCGACGTGTTCGAGCAGGACGGCGTCGAAATCTCGACGGAATACGCCGTGCCCACGGGCTGCGGCTACGGCCTCAGCGTCGGCAACATGTACCTCCACTGCATGGAGTCGCAGCTGATCACCGCCGAGGGGCCGTACTACAACCACCACAACCAAGCTTACGAGTACAACGCCAACGTCCTCGCCAACCTCCGCTTCGTCAGTCCGAGGAATTTTTTCAAGCTCGTGGCGGCGAAGTAACCCAACCACTCCCCTTCCCCAAGGAACAGTTCGATGTCCTACACGTTCGATCCCGGTTTCGGTCGCGGTCAGGTGCTCGGCGCTCTGTGGGTGCACCCCATCGAGAAGACCGATCCGACCGTCACGGGTGCCTCGCAGGTCGGCACCAAGAAGCAGTTCACCGACGTGCACGCCAAGACGGGTGCCGTTCTCAGCAATGAGATCGTGACCTGCGTGGCCGTCCGCAACACGACCGGCGCGGCGGTTCTCCCCGGCACGAAGCAGGTGGTCAAGGGCTTCGACGGCGTGGTGGACGAGTACCTCCCCGCCGCTGGCTGCCCCGACGGCGAAGTCTACTGGCTCGTGATCGACGGCCCGACGCAGCAGCCCCTCGGCACTCGCGTCAGCCTGCTCGTGAAGGGCACCTCGTCACCGCGTATGGTGACGGGCAAGGACGGCACCGAAGTGCCCGAAGTGGTGGACGTGGTCGAGGAAGACTCGGCCGACGCCACGACCGACACCACGACCCCCACCATCCCGTAAGGTAACAACATGAAGTTTCTACTGTCCGCCCTGATCGTCTCGTTCGCTGCCACGGCCATCGCGGCTGAGGATGCGAAGAACGCCGCTGAACTCGGCAAGCAGGTTCACGCCATCAAGCGTGAGGCTCGCGTCGAGAAGGCTTCGGCCTACCGGCGATTCAAGGCTCGCAAGCTGGAGCTTCGTGCTGTCAGTCTGCGTAAGGCCAACGACGCCGCCGCGAAGGCGGTCGCGAAGTAACGAGTCGGCTCCATGCTGATCTGGCGGGCGGCGGGATGACAGGAGGTCGCCCCGCCGCCCGTTTTTATTAGGACACGCAATGAACATCGATCCTTGGAAAGACCTAGCCAAGCACGAGACGGGCTATTCGAGCAAGTCGGATAGCTCTAGCTCTGTTGCCTACGATCATTCGGGGGCCGACCTCGCCCACAAGTACGGCAGCGAGTTGCAGTCCATGCAGGCCGCTCACAGTCAAGCACTGATGAACGACCCGATGAGTGCTCTGGCAACCGGCAAGCGGATCGGCCAGCTGCAACGGTATCTGTCTGCGTACAAGGGCGGATACAACCTCCCCGACCAAGAGGTGCTCCCAGCTGCCCGCGTGGCCCGCTCTGAGTCCTCTCAGTCCTCCTCCGCGGGCGGCGACACGGGGGTCACCTTCTACGATCCGCAGAGACTTCTCGGTGCACCACGAAAGGGAGACTGACCATGGGGTATGTGAATCAAGACCTTGAGCAGGATTGGTGGGCCAAGTCGCAGCAGATGCGTGGCATGAACCACGCCAAAGCTGACGCGGCCCACGCGGCCCAGATGGCAGCTTCGCGTGACCAAGCGGCCCGCAGCAGCGGCGGCTTCGGCGGCGGCTTTACTGGTGCGCAGAACGCCGCCTTCGCTGGCAACAGTCCTCTGTGGGACGCCGCGGCGAATGCCAACCGAGAGCTGGCTCAGGGGCAGGACATGGAGAACGCTTGGGCAGCTGGTCGCCAGATGCAGCACGAGCGAAACCTCCAGAACGCCGCCATGGAGGAGAAGTTCTACGGCCACGACACCGACCGCTACACGGCCGACGCCCAGCGGCAGGGGGTCGAGGCGATTGCCCGCGGCATCAACAGCATCCCCGGCAACCCGTGGACGAACGGCGATTCCGCCGGGGGCGGTGCCAACGGGTTCACCATCAACGATGCGAACGGGAACAAGATCGGCGGTGGCGGCTACAGCGGCTCGCCGCTGGCGGGCCTGACCCAGAACCTGCCGCAGCAGCAACAGCAGTACGGATACGGAAGAAGGCGCTAATAGACCGGCTCGTGCCGGTCGCTCGGGGCCGTACCGGGGAGGACGCTCTCCGGTACGGTTTCTTGCTCAGGAGGAGCAATGGCCGACAAGACATGTGAAGACTGTGGCGAGCAGCGGGAAGACACCCCGCTGAACTTCCCCGTCCACAAGAAGCGGCGGCAGAAGTGCCTGTCGTGCGTGGTCAAGATTCGTCGCAGAAAAGCCGACGCCAAGGCGGAGCACCGTGCCCGCAAGATGCAGCAGCTGGAGAACGCTGCGGTCGATGAGATGCTGAAGGCTGCCCGGCGTGGCGGCACAGACATCCCGCACTCGGCGGAACTGCTGGAGCAGGTGATGCACTGCTTCGGTGGCGTCAATGGGTTCTCGAACCTGCTGATGAAGAACTACTTCGACTCGAAGCCCGGCAGCCCGCAGCGGACGAAGATCATGGAGATGATCACTCGTCTGGTGACGACCAACGCCGATCAGGGTGGGTCGAAGAAGCCGCTTACGTTCTGGTCTGAGGAGGAGCTTAACGCCGAACTGGACGCCCGACTCCAGCAGGCGGTGGAGCAGTACATGCCCGCTCGCCAGCTGCCGGGCGTGCCCCGCATGGAGGTGGACATTGCAGCCCTTGCCGAACATCCCGGTAACGAGTAACTACGCCAAGGAGAGGCTGCGCGAGCTACAGTCCGAGCTTCACGAGCGGCGGATCGAGGCTCTCAAGCTCTACCGGCCCTCGAAGTTGCAGGATCAGGTTCACGCCTGCACGGCCTCCGAAGTGCTCGTCATCGGAGGCAACCGAAGCGGCAAGAGCTTGTGCACGTTCGTGGAGGACGCTCGTGCCGTCACGGGCCAAGACCCGTACAAGAAATATCCCGAGAAGGACGGCGTGCTCGTCATCATCGGCAGGAACTGGACACACATCGGACTCGTCTGTGTGCCGTACCTCCTGCGTGCGGGAGCCTTCAAGATCATTCGGGACGAGAAGACCAATCAGTGGCGGGCCTATGACCCATCCACCGACTCGGCTCGCTCGCACCTCGCGAAGCCCGCCCCGCCGCTCATCCCGCCGCGGATGATCAAGTCGATCAGCTGGGTGCTGAAGTCGGCCAACTACTGCAACAACATCGAACTGCACAATGGATGGCGGATTCAGTTCTTTTCTGCTGAGGGAGAGCCTGCGCAGGGATATTCTGCCGACCGTATCCACCTAGACGAGGACGTTGGGAACGACCAAATCCTCCCCGAAGCGCAGGCCCGACTTGCGGATCGCAAGGGTGTGCTGTGCTGGTCGGCTATGCCACATTCCAAGTCGGAGTCGCTCCTCGGCCTGTCCGAGCGTGCCGACCGGGCCGAAGAGTCGGGCGACCCGAATCCCTCCATCAGGAAGTTCACGCTCCGCTTTCTCGACAACGCTTGGATCGACAACTCCGAGAAGGAGAAGATGATCCAGCGGTGGGCGGCACAGGGCGAGGACGTGCTGCGGATGCGTGCCGAGGGCGAGTTCATCACCGACTCGGTGCTCGTCTACCCCAGCTTCTCCATGTCGGTGCACGGGATGTACCGGAACGAACTCCCGAACGGAGCTTCGATACCGGAGGAGTGGACACGCTACGCCGCCATCGATCCCGGCCACGCCGTCACCGCGGTGCTGTTCATGGCCGTGCCGCCCGACAATTCGATGCTCCTCATCTATGACGAGCTTTACATCCGGCAGGCGAACGCCACCCTCTTCGGGGAGAAGTTCGCCGAGAAGGTGCGGGGGCAGACCTTCTATCAGTGGATCATCGACATGCGTGGTGGTCGGCTCCGCGACATCGGATCGGGCCGTCAGGTGGTCGAGCAGTACATGGTGGAGCTACGCAAACAGAACGTCCGCTCTCTGACGACGGGGGCCGGGTTCATGGCGGGATGCGACGACATCCAATCCCGCACCAGTGCCGTGCGAACTGCCATGCACATCCGCCCGACGGGCACGCCGCGTTTAAGAGTACTCCGCGACTCCTGTCCGAATCTGGAGAGGGAACTCAAGAGGTATAGGAAGAAGACGCAGTTCGTGAACGGCATCGCAATCGTCTCCGATGAGCCGAACACCAAAGGCGAAGTGCATGCATGCCAGTGCATGGAGTACCTCGTCGCTGCGGAGCCGAAGTTCGTGGCGCGCAAAAAACAAGACGAGGAAATACAGACCCCTGAGTGGATAATTCGCTACATGGAGCGGAAGAACCGCGGCCGACCGCCGAGCAACTTCGTGTACCTCGGCCCTCAGTCGGACATGTCTTCACAGGAAATGGAGGGAGCGAATGGCATCGCAGAGTGGGTCTGACTTCACACCACCCGAGGTGGCGCTGGGCGACAAGGTTCTCTGGTATGACAACCCGCTGAACCTTCAAGAGCCGCAGCTGGGCTGGGTTTCCCGACGCCCCGGCTCGAAGACCGTCTGCGTGCTCACCTTCTCAGAGTCCTTCGGCTGGATCGAGAAGACGAGCGTTCGCCACGCCGATGATCCCGGCCTCCAAGAGAACGCCTCGTGGCGTCAGTGGGGCTGCTGGTCGTTCCATCCCGAGACTGACCTGCTGCGAAAGATGGGTGGGCTGCTGCCGCAGATCGTGGCACTGCTCGCCCGCCAAGGCAGCAAAAACAAGGACTGACCCCACAAAGGGGATAGAGGAGTATTCGGATGGACGAGATCGGCGACCTTTCTGACAAGGGCATTGACCCTACGCCCAAGCAGTCGAGCCTTCCGCCGGATTCCCCTCTGCGGCCCATTGCCGCCATGTGGCTGAAGAAGATTGCATCCGCCAAGCGTGCCAAGTCTGCCTTCGACGCAGACGCCCGCGAAGGCATGTATTTCTTCGATGGCGGGGCACGCTGGTTCTTCGAGAACAGCAACAAGGGGCAGAGCCTGATGAGCAGGCCAGCCCCGGCCCCTGCCTTCAGAATCGTCGTCAATCGCGTGTTCGAGGCCGTGAAGCTGCTGGGGGCGGTGCTCTACAACCGCAACCCCGTCCGTACCTGCACGCCACGCAAGTTCCCGGTCATCGCTCCGCAGATGCTCGGGATCATGCCCGACGCCCAGCAGATCGACCCGATGACGGGGATGCCGATGCCCAACCCCGCCGTGGACATGTTCATCCAGACGAGTCAGGCGGTGGAGCTTGCGGAGCAGAAGAAGCAGATGCAGGGGCAGCTGCTGGAGGCGTACCTCAACTGGACGCCCGTCGAGAACAACCTCAAGGCCCACTCCCGCAAGGCGATTGACGAGGCGATCATCAAGGGTGCCGGGGTGTTGTGGACTGAGGCGCTTGAGCAGCCGAACGTCCCGCCCGCAGAGCCGACGCTCGTGGTCGGTTCGTTCATGGACTCCATCGACAACCTGCTGCTCGACCCCGACGCTCAGGTGATCGATGAGATCACATGGTGCGCCCGCCGCTGCGTGCTGCCCATCGAGCAGGTGGCTCGCATGTACGGCCTGTCGCGTGAAGACCTGAAGCCGAACCTTGAGAGCTATGACTCAGCGACTCGTCAGCACGACGACCGCTACCAGCAGGGGTTCAAGAAGCGGACGGGCAAGACCAACGACCTCTGCACGTTTTACAAGATTTGGTCGAAGACGGGATTCGGCGACCGGCTCAAGGATTCAAAGAAGGAAGACCGCGGCATCTTCGATCCGCTCGGTGACTACGCCTACATCGTCGTCGCCGAGGGAGTCGAATATCCCTTGAACGTCCCACCGGAAGCACTGAAGGAGCAGCTGGACGAGGACGGCCTGCCGCAGTCGCTGCGAGTGAAGACCTCGTGGCCGATCCCCTACTGGGCAGACACGAACGGCTGGCCGTTCGAGATGCTCGCCTTCCACCCGAAGCCCAACAGCCTGTGGCCTATCAGCCACATCAAGCCGGGCATCGGCGAACTCCGCTTCATCAACTTCGCCCTTTCGTTCCTCGCCACCCGCATCGGCGTCAGCTGCGAAACCATCGTGGGCGTGAGCAAGGCCGCAGACCAAGACCTCAAGGATCAGTTGCTTGCACCCAGCGAGCAGGGGTTCAAGGTGTTGGAGATTTCTGAAGCACTCGGGAAGAGCGTCAACGAAATCGTAAGCGTGTTCAACATGCCGCAGGTGAACCGCGACGTGTGGGAGATCATCGCTGCCGTCACCGAGATGTTCGACAAGCGTGTCGGCCTGACCGAACTCGCCTACGGCCAAACGCGGGCCCAGATGCGCAGTGCCAGCGAAGCGAGCGTGAAGCAGGAGAACATGTCGATCCGCCCCGACGACATGGCCGCAGTGGTCGAGGATTGGATGAGTGCCATCGCACGCAAGGAAGCCATGGCTGCACGCTGGCTGCTGCAACCCAAGGACGTGGCCCCGGTGCTCGGCCCTCTCGGTGCTGAGGCGTGGGGCATGCACCTCTCTTCTGCGTCGGGCGACCCCGCGGGCTCCATCGCTCGCGAGTTCGACTACCGGATCGAGAGCGGCTCCGCGAAGAAGCCGAACAAGTTGACTCGCATCGATCAGATGCAGATGGCCCTCCAGACGCTCGGCCCTGTGTTGCAGGGTCTGATCCCGATGGGAGTTGTCGATCCGTTCAACGCACTCATCTCGTCGTGGGCCGACTCGCTCGACCTCGATGCCACGCCCTTCCTAGTTCCCCCGCCGCCGCCGCCGCCCATGCCTCCTCCAGCTGGGCCTGCTGGCGCGGCGGGGGAACCGCCACCGAATGGCCCGCCGCCCGCCACCGCCGGAAGTGAGGCGATGCCGCAATCTTAGGTTTCGATACGGCATAACCGCGGAGCAGTTTGACGAGATGATTCGTCGCTGCAAAGGCGCGTGCCCTATCTGCCTCAAGAGGCGTCCCCTCGTTTGCGACCACGACCACCACACGGGGGCCGTGCGGGGAGCAATTTGTCGCATGTGTAACTCGGCCGTCGGGCAGCTGGGTGACTGTCCAGACACACTTCGCAGAGCACTCAATTACTTGGAGGGTGACGATGGGACTGATCGAAACGATACGCCGTGCCGCTGGTCTTGGCCGAGTGGAGCGGGAGCCCGCCCCAGTACTCGAACTCCCGTTCGAGCTAGAGCAGGCTGAACCCGCCCCCTCCGAGGTGGAGGTGCACACGGTCGAGGAGTACCCGCCGGAACTGCGGCATGCCGGGTCGGAGGCCAAGGCTATATATAGAAGGGCTATGGCGAACGGGGGCGGGCAGCGGTTCGCCGTCATGTGCGCCCTCCAGACCCCGCCGGGCACGAAGGGCACAGACCGCACGTTTTTCGAGGGGAAATACGCCGGGGGCGATCTGGACAAGCTCCCCGAGAAGCAGGCCAAGCGGCTGCTTTCCGACGCCAAGAAGGCCGGGATCAGCACCACTGGCAAGACCTACATCAGCGGGCTGGCCGACAAGCGGGGTGGCGGCGATCCCGAGGCGTGGGTTTCCGACAGCCACGACGTGCTCCGGGTCGCCAAGAAGCGGAAGCTCGAACTCAAGGGGGCCATCAACTACACGCCCCCGGAGCCAGCTGGGCCTCCCAAGCGCGTGGACATCAACCCCAAGCTGGTCAAGCAGCTGGCCGCGGGGGAGATGCAGAAGAACCCCGGCCTGACCCGCAAGAAGGCCGAGGAAATCGTGCGTGCCAAGCACACCCTAAAGCGGACGCTCTGATCTGCCGCCTTTGTCGCCTGCCGGGCCATAAACCCGGTAGGACACAAACATGGGAGGCCAGATGGCACGCATGGAGCGGAACTCGGGAGTCTTCCCGATCAAGATCACTGCCGACGCGGCAACCTCGCAGGTCATTCCCTACGGGGCATCTGCGGGCGGCATCTTCATCTGCACCGACGGTGCGGGGAAGGTGACGTGGAATGTCGTCGGCAAGCCCGGCGATACGCCCGCTCCGCTGTTCGACTCAAAGAACAACCCCGTCGAGAGCGACGTGGCGGCTGGCAACGCTGTCGAGCTTCCGGCGGCACTGTTCGCCTCCAGCTACATCATCGGCAGCGGCTGCGACTGCGAAGGCTACCTCTGCGTGTCGGGGTGACCCGTGCCGCACTCCCAAGTCACCCTAACGAATACCGAGGACTCGGGGGGGACGGTAGCCCCGCCGCCCGCACCAATCACCTACCGCATTCTCCAAGAGAACGCATTCATCCTCCTGACTGAAGACGGCAAGCCACTCAGGAAAGAACAGAACACCTAATGGCCGACACGAAGATATCCGCACTGCCAGCTGGAGCGCCCGCGGCGACGAGCATCCTGCCCGTCGTCAACGGCACCACCACGCAGCGAGTGACGGTGCAGCAGCTGCTCGACATCGTCGGCACGGTAGAGGGCCCAGCTGGCCCAGCTGGCCCAGCTGGCGCTGACGGGCCTGCTGGCGTGGACGGCGAGAGCGTCACCGTCTTCGATGGAGCAGCCGAGCCGACGGCCCTGCGAGTCGGCGATGTCTGGCTCGCCCCTACACCGGGCGGCGAGACGGCGCTTCGCGTCTGGTCGGGCACTGCGTGGGATGAAGTTGCTGCCAGCTGCAACGACGCGCACATCGTGTCCGCCATTGAACCGCCGCCGGGCACTGAGATCGGCCAGCTGTGGATCGACCCAGACGGCGAACTCACGGTCACGCCCGGCTCGGTAGACGTGCTGGCTGCCATCAAGGGTCAGGTCATCGCCCCGAAGGCTATCGACCTCGACGGGCCGCACACGCTCTACATCACGGCGAACCCAGACGGCACGGCCAAGCTCACGCTCCGGGTGGACGGCACTCCGCTGCGGGCCATCACAGAAGAGAACGTAGCCACAGAGGAATGGGTGCTCGCCAACAGCGGCAGCATTCATGTCGGCCCGGCTGCCCCAGCCAACAGCAACCTTCTGTGGTTCGACCCGGCTGGTGCCGGTGGCGATGGCGGCGTCGTCCCCGGCCGTGAGCCACCGTTCGTGGTTTCCGAATTTGCCCCACTGACCACCTCAAGCATCTGGATCAATCCCAAGGGTTAGCCATGCCTACGCTGAACTATTTCGACAAGGACAAGCAGGAGTGGGTTGCCATTCCTCTGGGCGGCGGTAGCGATTCGGTCATTACTGCCCACGACGGCCCGGTTCCAGACGCTGGTGCCGACACACCCAAGGGGCTGGAAGATGCCTTTGCCGGTCTGGCTGACGGCCTGCACTACTTCAGGGATGCTGGCTCCCTTGTTGCGATTACCCGGCAGGAATACCAGACCACCATTGCGATCACCGGGCAACTGAACTCACACGTCAAAATCGTCAAGAGTCAGGCGGGACTGCCAACTCCCCAGAATCCGTCCTTGGCAGTCATGCAGACGCCCGAGGGCCAGTACCTCAAGTTGTCCAGCGATGAGCTGGACAAGCCGTTCGGCAACCCCCAGAGGGTTGACCTGTTCGCTTTGCAGGGCGGCGAAGGCGGTGTGGTCGATCTGACCAACTACTACACCAAGCAAGAGATTGACTCCAACCTGACGAGCATCACCGATCAGATTTCTGCTATCGGTGACCTGAACTTGCTGAACAGCCAACTTCAGGCACTCGCCACCATCACCCAAGATGTGATGGACAAGGTGGACGCCAAGGCTGACAAGACCACCGTCGCCACTCTCTCCACCACGCTGATGAACAGCATCACAGAGGTGAAGGCAGACACCTACGCGAAGGCGGAAACGTACACCAAGGTCGAGGTGGACGACGCCATCGCTGGCATCGTGACCGGCGACCTGTCGCAGGAGCAGATCGACGCGATCATCTCGCAGGTCGGCCCCGTCGATCTGACTGAGTACGCCAAGAAGGAAGACCTGTCGGGCTATGTCGAGAAGCCGGTAGTCACGCTGATTCAGAACCAGATGCAGACTCTGTTCGACAGCATCTACACCCGCCCCGAATCTGATGACAGGTATGCTGCCAAGTCGGACAACACCCAGAACCTTCTCGCCAAGACCATTGTGGCCCAAGCGGTTGGGTTTGGTGACTCGGCTCAACCTCCCGTCGCTCTGGCCTACACAGACATTGGAGAGGGATACGGTGAGCGTCTTGTCCTCAACATGGGGCTGACGAACGAATACCTCGTCTACAAGTCCGACCTCGATGCCCTGCTCCCGTGCATCGACACCAGCCAGTTCTCTACAACTGTCACGGTCGCTGCACTCGACGCCCGCATCAATACCCTTGAGTCCACAAGGGCAACCACGACAACCACTGCCGCCCTCGACACCCGAATCAAGAGCCTTGAGTCCAAGTCGGCGGCGACATCAAACATCAACGACGCATCCAACGCCGCACTCAAGAAGTCCATCTTGGATGCCGTGGCCCTGATGCTTGCCGGTGGAACGAAACAGCCCCCTGCGGACATTGGCTGGACGGCTTGCCGTAATTTCGGCAGCGGAGATCACCCAACCGCACAGGCCCGCATGATCGGTGGTGTCATTGAGTTGCGAGGCACACTCTCGTACCCAAGCGGCACGACGGGCGATCAGTCGTTTTGCCGACTTCCTGCGGGTTTCCCTCTTGCCGAACTCAATGCAAGTGTACCCGCCGCCGCGAAGGTCACTTCCGGCAGTGTGGCAGTTGCGGCCTATGTCACCTTCAGTTCACTCAGTGCCAACTTAGGCTTCGACACAGCATCCAGAGCCAACGAAATTTTCCTTACCGGCATCAAGGTCAAGGCAGCTTACTAATGACAAGACCATCGCTCTTTCCCAACGTCTTTCCCTCTGGCAATACCAGTGCCACGGCCACTGATGCCTACACGAAGGGCGAGGCAGACTCCAAGTATGCCACCACAACCGCACTTGAAGCCACGCAGCAGATTGTCGCTGCAACGTATGCGGAGAAGACAAAGACCTACACGAAGACTGAGTGCGACGGCAAGTTCCTCACGCTTGTGGATATTGACCAGTTCGCTTACCGGGCTGACGTTTACACGCAGAAGCAGACCGACGACCGCTTCATGCGGATCGACCAAGCGTTCAGCAAGGTTGACTTCGACAACCAGATGGCGTTGATGTTGTATTCCCGCAAGCAAGTCGATGACAAGCTGGCGGCGATCAGTCCGCTTGGTGCCAATTCGATTGACGATCCCGCACTGGCTGGATTCAAGACCTCTATTCTCGACGCCGTGAAGCTGATGCTCGTGGGTGGTACGAAAATGCCGCCGCCCGACATTGATTGGACATGGATGGTGCGCATGGATGGGACGCGAGAGTCTGTATCTACCGAGATTCAGGCGAGGATGATCGGTGGCTTCATCGAACTCAAGGGCACTCTGGCGTTCGGTGCTGGCATTGGCGAGTGGGTGCCGCTGCGACTGCCGCCTCAGTTCCCGCTTGCAGAACTGGAATCGAAGTACCCCCTTGCCATGCGGCTTGTTGGCACGGCTGTCACCTACGGATTCTGCACGATTCACCAGAATAATCGTGACATCAAAGTTAGTCCCGGCGCACGCTCAAGCGAGGCGACATTCTCAGGCATTCGCTGGAAGGCGGCTTACTAACATCATGGCAGCACTCTTCTACTGGTCAGGCACAGAATGGTTACCAATTGCAACTGGTGGCGGTACGCCCGGCCCCGCTGGCCCAGCTGGTGCCGACGGCAGGTCGATCAACGTGTTCGTGCAGGCAACGCAGCCGACGACGCCGAACGTGGGCGATCACTGGATTAACGAAACCGCCGCTCGGACATATGTCTCCGTTGACGCGATGGTGGCGTATCCGACCTTCGACACGAAGACATACCCGAGCCTCGACTCTCTGAAGACCTACCCTTCCCTAGATGACGTGAAAGGATCGTGACATGGCCGACGCATTGATCTGGACAGGATCACAGTGGATTTCGCTCCGCGGCCCAGCTGGAGCCGACGGCGCTCCCGGCGTGGCGGGCGCAGACGGCGCGGACGGTCAGGACGGTGCGCCGGGCTTGCCGGGGGCCGACGGGGCCGACGGTGCTCCGGGTGCGAAGGGCGACAAGGGCGATGCCGGTGCCGACGGCAAGGACGGCAAGGACGGCGCGGGCGTATCCATCGTCGGCCCGCTGACCGCCTACCCGCCGACCGCGACTCCCGAAGCTGGTGAGATGTGGATCGTGGCTGATCCGATTCCGCCGGGAGTGCCCGCAAGCGCCGAAGGCCCAGCTGTCGCTGGCGACGGCATCGTGTGGAACGGCACGTCCTACGAGAACGTCGGTCGGATTCAGGGCCCAGCTGGCCCCGCTGGCAAGGACGGCAAGGACGGTGCCGATGGTGCCGATGGTGCAGACGGTGCAGACGGTGCGCCCGGTGCCAAGGGTGACACGGGTGCGCCGGGTGCCGACGGTGCGGACGGCCTCAACTACGAGGTCTACACGCAGGCGACCGAGCCGACTGCGCAGCGTGCCGGTGCCATCTGGTTCCAAGTCTGACCCCGAGAGGTGCTGAATGCCCGCGACGAAGATTTGGAACGGTACAGCATGGGTTGACCTCGCCGGGCCGCAAGGCCCGGCGGGGCCGACCGTCGTCTCGGCCGATGCGGGCAATGCCTCTCGGCTCGGCACCGACGGGAAGCTCTACACGCCAACCGTCACGCCCCCCGCAGCCGCAACGACGGCCCCGCTGAACCCAGCGGCTACCGCAGCCGTTGGCACTTCGCTCGCCTATGCCCGTGCCGATCACGTTCACCAGTTGCCGATAGCCACGGCGACCGTTGTGGGTGGCGTGAAGCAGGGCACGAACATCACCATTGCGGCTGACGGGACTATCTCCTCGTCCGCTGGCGGAATCTCGCAGGCCGATGCCGATGCCCGCTATGTGAACATCACTGGCGACACGATGACGGGTGGCCTGACAACGACTTCGATCACGGCAGGCCCAGCCAGAAGTGTGTTCTCGGCCAACAACGAGCAGTATGGGATTGGCGTGAAGTACGCCCCTGCGGGTGGCGCAGTCTATTTCGGTGCAGCCAGTGCGTCAGCGACACCGGATGCTGTAATCAGCGGTGCGGGCGGTTCGCCGCTGATGACCCTGACAAACGGGGGCAACGTCGGCATCGGGACTGCGAGCCCGCAGCACCGACTTGACGTTGAAGGCATCGCAAGCGTTCACGGCTTGTCGATAGACTCCAATGACACGAACGGGGGGCATATCTCTGCCGAGCCCGCTGGCCTTAGCGTATGGCGGGGCAAGTGGGGAACCGGCGACCTGATTGGGTGGTGGCGTTCGGACGCACTGGAGCATTATTCAGACAACTCAGTGTCGTTTGTGGGTTCTACGTGTGCCGACACGACGAATGCAGGAAGTTTTGCGTGTGTTCGGGCTTATCACGTTTCTTCCGGCTCAGTGCAACTAATTGCCTATCCCGGCGGCGGGCACTACGCATACAGCGACGGCACCGGCGGGACTTTCAACATAGGCACAGCCAGCACGAAAGACCTTTACCTTTACACGAACAACGCCAATAGGCTCTTGGTCTCAAAGGATGGGCCTGCAACTGCATACTCGTCTTGGACGTTTACGCAGAACGCCACGTTCCAAGGCACGACCAATACATTCCCTGCCCGCTCGATCAATAACAACGCCGTTGCCTTTGCGACCCCCAAGCAGATCAACGTCGCGGCCTACACGGTGGTGGCGGCTGACGCGGGCACCATCCTTTGGAATGTTCACACCGCAGCCGATGCCTTTATCAATCTGCCGACCGACGCCGAGGCTGCCATCCCCGTGGGAGCCATCATCCGCATCATGGCCGACACGACGAGGCTGACGTACATACGCCCCAACGCGGGGGCTTCCTTGTTTTGGCAGGCATCGTCATCTGGGTCTTTCCCCGACAACAGCACTAGGCAGGGTGGAAGCGGCCCCACCTTTGCGACTCGCCCGCTTGGCCGCTTGTCCTTGACTCAGGTTGTCAAGGTGGCCGCAAACACTTGGTATCACTTCCCGAACTAAATCATGCCAACAGAGCCCGCAATCCCGACGCAGATACGGCCCGTCAGGGGGCTCAATGCAGCCGCCTATACGTTTGTGGCTGACGATGCAGGCGGCATTGTCATCAACAGCAATACCGCCAGCGATACCGTCTACACGATCCCGCCCGATTCTCAGGTGGACTTCCCCATCGGCACCGAGATCAAGATTCTCGACAACACGCCGCGAATCACCTTCGTGCAGTCTGGGGCGGGCGTGAGCCTGTTCTTCAATGACGTTACTACCGGCACGGCACCCGCGACCATCGTTGGCCCCAATCAGGGCCGAACGTACCGAGAGCCGCCTGCCGTAAAGCGGGGTGGTCTTGGGGCTCGCTCCCGCATTACGGGCGCACACACCTTGACCAGAATCATCAAGGTTGGCCCTAACCTCTGGTCGCACTTCCCGAACTAGGACGGCATCATGTCTGAATACACGAAAGATTCTTACACGGTCGCGCCGCGATCCGGCCTCGATGATGGCTCTGCGTTCCCGCCGCAAGTGGTCATGGGAACGTCCGATGATGCCGCCAACGCAATCATCTTTGGGACTGACGGTGGCTTGTATGCCCCAGCGTCACTTCCCCTTACCGGCGGCACGGTCACCGGCAACGTCACTTTTCAGGGTGCCTCTAACACCTTTGCTCAGGGCTCGATCAACTCGATTGCATGGGGCCCGCTGGTAATCGTTACCGAAACCGTCAGCGGCACCATCGACGCCACCGACGCCGGAAAGGTGCTGGTCGCCGCCCCTGCCGTGAACCTCGACCTGACGCTTACCCTTCCAGCCGCTGGCACGGCAGCCGTCAAGCCCGGCATGGTAGTGGAGTTGGTAAGCAACGTGCCGACTACCGCCAAGTATTTCTACATCCAAGCCCCAGCGGGCGTGGCCCTGTTTTTCAACAGCACGGTGGGCGGCTCCGGTGACGGCACTCTCGGTGGTGGTGCTGGTGCCCGAATCCGGCTTCGTGGCCCGATGACCTCTGCCCGTCTGCTTGCTGTGGACGCTTCGACTTGGTGGGCATTTGGCGAATTGGTAGGAGCATAGCCATGACCGAAGAAGAACTCACGCCGGTACTGACGGTCACCTCAGAGTCTCGCCCGCCAAGCGAGATGACCCAAGAGGACTACCAGCAACAACAGCGGGACTTGGCTGCGATCAAGGCTTCTGCCGACGCCTACGAAACCCAACAGGCTATCTATGCCGCAGAGAATGCTGCCAGATGGGAGGCCATGCGGGCGGCACTTGCCAACTGCGAAAGGGAGATGCGGCAGCGGGAGGGTGAATACCAAACGGCCATGGGACACAACCGCCCCCCAGCCGGTGACGCATGAGCATCCGAACATGGCTCGATCCATACCCGCAGCAATTCCGTAGCACCTCCAATGACACGGGCTATACAACCGTCCGCTATGCCAACGGCGTGTATGTCGCGGTGGGGCATCAAAAGGATTTCCCGCTGGCAAATTACCCGAACGTGGGCGGGGCGGTGACAGCCGCTGGATGCTGTTGGTCTACGGACGGCGAAAACTGGACGGACGCAAGGCTCCCGTTTCGGGGAACCTCTACTTGCTATACGGCGGTTGCCTTCAACGGCTCGATATGGCTTGCGGTTGGGCAGGAGATCGTCAACGGCCAGTACGCTGCGGTGTATGCCCGCTCGCTTGATAACGGCAAGACTTGGGCTATTGATCCGACCGGCTATCGCAGCGGCATTTTTCTCTTGAAGGCGATTGGTGGCGCAGGATCGTTCCTTGTGCTGGGGCAGCGGGCCCCACCAAGCCCGAACCAAGCCTGCTCCGAGCGAGGCACGACGGGGCTTGCGGCGAATATGCAACAGGATTTGTTGCCAGCAAGTGTCGCAAGACTGAACGCGGGTGCAGTGGTGCCAACTGCGGGGCCGTATTGGCTGGCAATGGGCGGCAATTCCGTCTACACCTCCAACAACAACATGGCAACGTGGGCAACCGTAAACAATCCGGCCTATGGCTTTGGTTTAGTTAGTGCTGGCACACCAAGAGAGCCACTGCACTGCATTGCCGCCCTCGCAGACTTTTATGCCCTTGTCTCCGATACCAGTTACCAACTGCCGCCGCGAGGCAGAAACATTTGGAGTTCCGCTACTGGTGCCACTTGGACGCTGCGGGCCTCCCTGCCGATCTCTGCCACGCAAGGCCCGTACTACGAACTGGGCTGGAATGGCCGCGTGATGGTCGCGGTGGGTGACGGCATTTGCATGGCGAGCCGCGACGGCGTGAATTGGAGAGACACGCCCATCCCGTCCGGTTCGTGGCGAGGAATTGCTTCAGACGGCACGGACTTCGTAGTGGTGTCCCAGAACGGCGACCGGCTCAAGGTCAGCGGCGTATCGCTTGAGGGAAGGGTTTCATAGACAACCTACGCACGCGCACAGCCGTTCAGTACAATTATATTAAACCCCTGACAATGTAAGGAGCCTGACGTGTACTACACCGCCCATGACGCCATCGACTATCTGCTGCAATCGGCTGGTGGCGGCGCTCAGGATCAGGAGCACCGCATCATTCGGGCAGCTGTCCACCACGCCTACCGCGACGTGAGCAACGCCAAGGATTGGCTGTGGTATGTGACCGAGAACTCGATCACCACCGCACAGGGCAAGAACACCTACCTCCTGCCCGAGGACTGCTCGAACGTCGATGCGCTGATCTCGCCCGACAACACGACCATCACCAGCTACATCTCGCCAGCTGAGTGGGTTCGGCTGGAGAAGAGCAACCTCACCCTCGGCGAGCCCGTGTACTGGACGGTGATGAAGTCCAGCGACCCGAAGACGTTCGACCGCTGGGAGATTCGCATCGCAGGGCAGGTCAAGGCCGGGACGATGTTCCGCTACACCTACCGCCGCCGACCGAAGCCGCTCACGCTGATGGGCTACGAGACGCAGTGCCGCACCGGCTACGCCACCGTCGCGGGCGACGTGGTGACAGGGAAGAACACCAACTTCCCGACCAAGTGTGCGGGGGCCATCTTCCGCATCGGCACGCCGGGCAACTACCCGGAGCCGCTGTCGGGCATGTACCCCTACGCCGAGCAGGCCAAGATCATGGCCCGCGGCGACTTGGACTCCCTGACGCTGGAGCTTCCGCTCACCGGCAGCTACGAGGACTGTCGCTATGTGATCTCGGATCACCTCGACGTGTCGCCCAACATGTTCACGGCCGTGCTCACGGGTGCGGAGATGTGGATGGCCCGCATGCAGGGCAAGGGCATCGAGGGTGCTGTCGGGCTGTACACCCGCGACCTCAAGCTCGCCATGGA